AGCTGCGGAGGATAGCACAGAAGTGTCTGGATTTCCAGGGTAAGTTTTTGAACCGTCTGCATTAGGAAGTCCATCTATATCAAATAGTGTAAATCCTAAAGTATTTGCAGTACTTTGGTTAATCATGTTCAATTCTGTAAGATTTATTCCAGAGGTTGTTCCAGTTACTTGAATAGACCCCCCTACTCCTCCTGTTGAGGTAACTACAGGTTGGTCAAAAGAACCATTTCTAAAATCTACATGAAATCCATTAATTCTACCAATGGAGCCAGAATTTTCAGGCGCAATATCTCCTCCCGGGTCAGAGTACTGTACCTGTCTATTCAATGTAAAAGGATACACCCCTGCAGCAGGGGTGCCGGTAACTGTTATCTCATTGTCAGTAACGTCAATGTCTTCTACATTTAAAGTATAAAAAAGTTCTAAAGTATAGGTCCCTGTATTAGGAAATACAGTGTCCCCCACAAAAGTAGAGAAAACGGCAGTATCTCCATCTGTAACCTCAAAAGTTCCTGCTACAGCATTATCTAGTTCAGGGTGAAAAAAGTATACTTTAGCTCTAGCTTTGCCATTTAATTGATTCGGGGAAACTGAAGTATTCCACGCACTACTAAACGGAGCTCCAGAGCTTGCTTGAAAAGTAAGATTGGTTGATATTTCTGTTCCTTCCGAATCTGAAATCGTTTGAACACTAGAAAGAGCTGCAGTTGTTTTAGCATATCGAAGAGTAAGGCTTCTAGAGCTGCTTTGTAAAAGTTCTAACCCAGTTAAATCTACGTCTGAATTAACTATTCCTATAGAAGAAGCCCCGCTACCTGTAAAAGTTATTTGTCCAGACACATTACTATTTGGACCCGTACCTGTACTAGGAGGGGGAGTAAATTGAGAAAGGGCAGCATCCTCAATAGAAACGTCATCAAAGAAAACCCCTCCGGAACCCCCTACAAGGCCGCGAATAGGTCCTTCACAAATTAAATCTGTAAAGTTTACGTTCTGAGCATTTGAGCCTGCATTTTCTGTAAATCCGTCTGAGGTAGCCCGTATCTCTCTATATCTATTTCCGCTCATATAATTTCCTTATTCTAGCTGCTGTTCGGTTTCTGTAGGGTTTGTGTTAGGGTTACTACCGCCACCGCCACCGCCACCACCACCGTCAGGTACTTGATCATTCCCATTATTAGTAACATTATATTCCATAATAATTTCGCCTGCGTCATAATAGTTTAATCTTTCATTTCTTATAGAAGCACTGATAGATCTTGCAGGCACTCTTAATTTACCATACAGTAAAGGGACAGGGTCTCCTTCTACTAAAGTTTGAGATGTTCCTTGATAAAGGTAGCTTTCATCTTGGGCGTCATCTACGCTTGGATCGGGAGCAAGTATTTCTTGCACTCCTGTTAAAACTAAGTTAGCTCCTGCAGCATATAAAAAGTTTTGTAATACTAACGTAGCTCCCTCAGGAGACCCCATTGAAAAAGCTACATACATTAAAATAGCACCAACTATTATTTTTGCGCCTTTTTTTGACCCCGCAGGTACGGCACTTATTGTAAAGTCTCCATCGTTTTTGTCTATAAGAAGTAACTCTCTTTCGTCTTGTATTGCAGTTCCAGAAACTTCGCATATAAAGCCTATTCCTCTATTTTCAGAGTCAATCATGTATTTTCTAAATTCTGGAAAATTACAATCTAAGCATCTTATGACTTCAGCAAAAGAGTCTACATTTAGTATAAACTCTCTTCCGAATTTTTCTCCTATCTCACCTTCTAAGTATACTTTACGCTTCATGTCTGTATATTCCTACTATATGTTTGCCCCAAAGAGGATAAAGGGACTCTCTGCAAGATAGCCTGTTTTCTGCATGGTGAAAGAATATATCATTTCCTAAATACACTCCGCAGTGGTCTGCAACGGCCTCACTCATTTGAAATATTAATAAGTCATTTCGTTTGGGGGTTAAAACTTTCTTAAAACCCCATTGAGCTATGATTTTTTCGTTGAAATAGTCTAACCCCTTTTCCCACCAGTTATCTTCAAACATTGCTCTAGCAGGTATTTGTATTCCTTGAGCTGAGAGGTAGTCCCGCATGGCTTCAAAACAGTCTTTTTCTCCAAACTTATACTCTCTTCCTGCTAAAGGATTAGTGAAAACCGTTGGTTCAACTATATTTAAATCCATATCAGGGTAGCTAAAAATATAATAAGGGACTCCTAAAGCATTGCAGTTAGCAATGTCGGCGGGGCTTGCTGTATTTTCTGCATCCGGGTGACTATGTACTATTGCAAATATGTCTGCTTTGTTTTTTATAGCAAACCAATCTTCTGAGGACATTATAAAGTCGTCCTTACTATTAGCAACATTTTTGCAAGGAAACCATCTTTTTTTGCCTTTTACTATTCCTATAATACCGCAGCCTTCTCGAGGGTACTCTGCACTAAAATGTTTTTCTATTTCGTGTATCATCTAAATTGCCTGCTTCCTGGGAATCCTCCGAAAGGTAAAATACGTCTAGTATCTAAAGTATTATTAGCGTTATTTCCTTGAAATCTAATCTTACAAGACTCTAAAGTTTTACCGCATACATCTAGTCTTTTCCAATAACTTTTTTGTTTCTCAGGGTTTTTATTTACAGGCACTGCTCTCAAAGATTCCCAGATCTGTGTATGATTATTAGTAGTAGTTTTGACTTTACTGCCTAAAGTGTAAGTCGCCGAGTTTGACCAAGCACTAATTGTAGATATGTTTTTTGTAATTACATTGTTGTTTACATCAAAAAATCTACCATTACTATCTAAGGGCCAACTACAACCTCCATCTTTTGACGCGTTATTCTCTTGGTTTTCTACAAAGTGCCCTTGGTACCTCCAAGGGCAGTACTTACCTACTACAATTCTACTTGGTAGTTTTACCCCCTCTATATCTATAGGGTTTGCTAATTCGAACTGAACTATTACACTGCTCTCTGAGCTTATTCTATCTAGCACATATGTTTGACTGGGGAACTCAACTGGAGAGCTACTTGGATGATTGTCTGTACTTCTATAGGTTTTGCTTAAAAATGTTTTTCTTACAACAACTCTAGATCCTAATAAGTCTTCATTACCACTAATTCCTTCATCTATTAGTACCTCTTGTAGAGTAGTTTCATCATCTGTACCATCTTCATTATTTGCTAGTGCTCTCGCAAGAATAGGTATATTTGCCATTCCTAAGCTAGGTCGGTTTGCAGCTCCAGAGCTACTAGTCTCTATATCTGAAATTTCTATAGGAATAGCAATATACTCGTTTAGAGGGTACTTGTTATAAGTAGCAGATTGAGAATCGGTATCAAGCGTTTTACTTGAAAAATAAATATTCTTTTCTCCATTCTCTAAGCCATTAACAAAATGTACTATTGTTCCGTTAGGAAGAGTAATATCAAACAAATCTACTAAACTTTCTTCGGTACTTTGTACTTGTACGGTATCTATTATACTGCTCATGGCTCATATACTCTTTTTAATGTACAGGTTAAGGAGTGAAATTGCTCTCTAGCGTAATTTACATTATAATCTTTACAACAAACTTTAATTGTTGAGTTGGATAAAGAGCCGGAAGAGTAAGTATCTGTAATAACAAAATCAAAAGATTTACCTGCTTTACTGTCAAAAAACCCAGCTATTAAGTTTATATCTTCCGCAGTACGGTTATTAAAAGATAAATTAAAAGTGTCTTGTTTAGTATTAATACCATTAAGAACCCTCTGCTCATACCCATCTCCAAACTGAGCGGTTAAAACATTATGACTAGATGCTCTAGAAAGTCCCCTGTCCGCAACAGCTTCAAATGCGCTTCCAGAAGCTCCTTTTATAGAGGTTACATCGCTTGATGAAATTGTAAAACTAAAAGTTGCCATTATGAAGCTCCTAAGGGGTTAAGAATTCCACCTGCTCTCTTTTGGTTGTGTAACTCTTTTTGAACCGCCCCTGCTATTAAAGTACCTAATCGCTTTGAATCTTCGGCGTTTCCTTGAGCATCTGTACTAGCTCCTGTAGAGTCCATAGATACATTTACTACTACATTATTTTGCTGGCCCATAGATCCCTGTAAGTCTACTGGAATTGATTTTTTGTTAGGTAGAGGAACTATAGCTTCTGTTCCATGTAAGGTTGCAGGGTAGCCTCCTTGAGGCCCTCTTGCTACTCCTCCCGCAGAATAACCGGACATCTTTCTTCCGTTGCTTACTACTCCGCCATATCTAGCAGTAGTTTCTTTTCCTGTTCCGGACCCGGGAGCAAAATGTCCTATAACCGCACTTAGCCCAGTATTAAGTAGCATAGCACCCGTACTAGTTCCACCTGCCATAGCGTGCAGCATCATATTACTAGCTGTTTGAATAGACTCGCCGTGCTCCTTCATAATTTTACCTACCCCGGTTTGAAACTCTCCATCTGACCCCATAGTAGCATCTATAGTATTTTCTGTAGAATGTAAACTATCAGTAACCCCATATACAGCTTTAGTGTTAGTATTCATAGTACTTTTATTAGTACTAGTTCCTGTTCCTGTTCCTGTTCCGCTAACTATTGTTACAGGTAAAGCATCTACATATAGCTTATCTAGTTTTGCTAAAATACTTTCTATTCTAGACATAACTGGAAGCTCTGTTTGTTCTTTTTTCTTTCCATCTGTGGGAATAGTGTCTTCTACAGGTAAAGGAACCGAATAAAGTTTACTAATTGTATCTCTAATAGCCTGGCCTGGAGTACCTTCAGTATCTAACTCACCTCCCGACCCCGTACGCTCGGCAGAAACAGGCACTGTTTCTTGTTCTCTAATTCTCCTTGCAAGCTCTACTCCTGCTTCTGTTATTGCAAGCCTCCACTTTTCTGCGGTAAGGTCTGCTGCGCTATTCATAGCTTCTTCCATTTTTTGTTCAGGAGTTTTTGCTTCTTTTATTCCTAAAAAGCTTCTAACTCCTTTCATTAAACTCTCAGTAGCTTGATTTGCTAGCTCATCTGCAATACTTTCTGCAACGGATTTAGCCACTTTTGCTAATGCTTTTTTTAGACTTGCCTCTTCTCCTGTAAGTATTTGTTTTATGTTACTTTGAAGTCCTGTTTCTAGCCCTTGTAGCCCCGCTTGCGCAGTTCTAAGAGAAGATTTTTCCATTTCTTTTAACACTTCAGTTTGCTGCATTAGAATGCCAAGCTCGCCTAGAAGAATCTGTTTTCTTTCCTCAGAAACTTGAATTCTGCCAGACTCTATACTTGCAAGTTCCGCTGCTCTTTTGTTTATCTCAGCCGAGTTATTGTCTATTTTTTGTTGTGCAGCAGCTCTTTTGTTTAGTAACGAGGTACCTAACTTTGTTGCTTGGTTATATTTAACTTGTGCAATAAGTACTTTACTCTGACTTTCTGTTTCTGCTTGATTAATTAAGTTTAAAACTGCTAAACGTTCTGTAAGGCTTTTCTTAATTTCTTTCAACCCTGCTATTTCCATCTGATTCAAAGAAAGCAACAGATCTGTTCGCGTACCTAATAAATCTATTTCTTGTAGAGTTTGGTTTAATAAATCTGTAGCAGTTGTTTTATACTTTGTTATTCCTGCTAAAAAACTATCAAACGCAATATTTGTTGAGTTGAAAGTCTCTTCAAATGTTGAAACAATTTCATTCATTTTTTCAAATTCTTTGCCTAACTTAGCTATATCCTCTATAGCTAGAGCTGCGAGCGGTAATAAACCGTTTTCAAGCCGGCCTATAAAATGGTTTAAGCCTTTTGCGGCGAATGTAAAACCATTTCCAGGTATTTGAAAACTATCCCCCAGAATTTTAGCAAGCTCTGCTGCTTTTTCTCTAGCTGCTTCTATCTCTAAATCTACGCCTAAAGTAACCCCTTCCTTTGTTACTACGCCGTCTAAAACTCCTGCATAGTCTGCTGTTTGAGCTGCTCTTGCTAGATTAGTGTATTCTATAAGGGTGGGTATTATAGTTTTATATGCGTTTGTTAGAGTCTTCAGACTAGTAATTGTAGGACGAACTCCTTCACCCCCCTCTTTACTTACGGCTTGTAAGTGTTTGTCGACTGCTGTTCCTAATTTTGAAAACTCTTCAGAAAGACTCCCCATTTTTTCAACATTTTGGTCAAGTTCATTTTTTAGATCTTGTAGAGGTTTGGGGGCGTTCTCTATTATACCTAAAAATTTTCCTGCTGCATTTGCTGCATCTAATAACATCTGTGCAATAGCTACTATAACTATAGCTTTGGTGGCATATTTATTAATAAAATCCAAAGTACCTACAGTGACCTTTTTAATTCCTGCCATTGCACGTGTCCATGTAGCACGAGCTCTTTTTGCTTGAATTTCTATGGTATTGCCTAAGCTATACCAACCTCTTTTTGATTTTTGCCAAAAAGTTTCTTTTTGTCCTAGTATATCACGAAGAGCTTTTTTGTAAACTTGACGTTGATACATAGTCAAGTCTTTATAGACACCTTTTTCTAAATTTGCATAACGCAAAAGGGTTGCGGCCTGTCTTTTTGTTAACTCTTGTTGATTTCTAAGTCTATCTATTCCACTTCCTTTTTTTGCCTTTACTCCACTCAAAGCACCTGAAACTACTTGAGAAGGGGAGCTTGCATTTTGCAAAGAAGATACTTCTGCTTGTGCTTTTTTAACTGCGTCACCTGCTTTAGTTGCGGCTAACTCTGCTCTATCTATAAATCCATCTAAAGAGGGTAGCATATTTTTTGCAATTGAGTAAACAAATAAACCTATTAAAGCAATAAAAGATTTAATATTATCAGCAAAAAATCCTGCAGCTTTTTCAACAGGTCCTGCAATAATAGTAGAAAAACTGTTAAAAACATCAGAAAAAGCCACTCCTACCTTTTTAATTGCACTTTCTTGTATTTCAATTGCTTCAGTAGTTGCTATAAATTTTGTGTTTAATTGGCTTTGTACTTCATTTAAAACTGCTTGCTTTTGCTCTAAAAGACTTAAACTTTTTACAGTTTTACCTGTTGCAGCAGCGTATTTTCGCTTAGCATCTTCTAGTCTAAGAGTAATACCTAATTCGTCTAATAATTCTGGCTCTGCTTTTGTTACACCGCGTACTAATCTATCAAAAGAGTCTGAAACATCTCTTCCAAGAACTTTAGAAACTGCAGAAGCTCCTTCAGCTAGTTTTGTTAGTTGCCCTGCATTAAGACCTGAAGCTACACCAATTGCAGCTGCAGAAGACGCTTCTTGAAAAGTTAAAAGCCCGTCTGCGGCTCTTCTTATATCTCTAGATAATGTACGTAAGGCAACACCTGTAGTAGAGGCATAAGCAACTTGAGAGTCCCTAAGAACTCTTAAATCCCCTACTCTCTTTAAGAATTCAAAAGCTGCGCTTACAGCAAAAGCCTGTGCTGCTAAAGTAGCATAAACAGCTACTAATCCGCCCATTCCTTGAGCCATTTTTGAAAAGTTTTTTGTTCCGTTTGCGGACTGCTCCGACGCGCCCTTTATATTTCTATCAGCGGTTCTTGCACTTTTTCCAGTTTCTTTTAAGGCTTCATTAAGTTTTTTAGCAGACACAGTAGCTTTTTGCATCTTACCATTGACTTCGATATCTATTTCAATTTTCTTTGCCATTAGCCTTTTATATTATGGGTGTAGGATTTTCCACTACCGCTTGCTTTTGATCGCTGGTCTGACTGTTTGCGCTTGCGCTCTGCTTTTTGTGCTTTAGTTTCTACTAAGAGGCTTTCATACATTTTCATTATAAATAAAACTACTTTTGGATTTTCTATTTCATACAACTTAAAAAAATAATCTATACCATTCCAATGTTTGCCCATATATGTTCCGCTCATTCCTTCCCAATAATCTGGTAATAAGCTGAACATAAAAAATGCCACTTGAACTTCTTCGGGAAACTCCGAAAGCTCGAGCGGCATTTTAGTAGGATCAGGTTCTTGGCCTAGTTGTTCACACAAAAGTAGGTACTTATCGGTATCTACTTTTGAGTCCGACTCTTTAACAAGACGAGCTAGAAGAGTTTTTATCTCCTCTATTTGGTTCCAGTAAAATTTTCAAGGTCACCAACTGTTTCAGTAATCCAGGTGTCAAATACATTAGAGTTCTTCATAAGAAGTTCTGCATTTTCTTGAGTGTAAGGAAGCTCATCATTAGAATCATAGGCCGAGACATCTACCAAAAGAAGCTCTTCTAGGTACGAAAACTTCAAGCCTTTCCATCCTTTGATTACTGCTTTACAATACTCAATAAGAAACTTTTCTTCGTCTAAAATTTCTTCAGGTTGACGAGTCTTTTTATCGAACTTTGTGCTTATACATTTTTTTCGTAGTTTTACTAGCTCTTCTCTAGCTAAGTAACATACGTCAACTGACATATTAGAATAGCCAGGAAAATCAATAGAAACTGTCTTACTAGGAGTCATAAGACTCGCTAAAGAAATGGGTAAATCGGTCATTTTGTATCCTTGTAAAGTGTAAATTCGTATTCTGTAATTATAGGTGAAAGGAGCTGAGATGTCAAGAATTATTTTTGGTAGGAGTAAAGAAAAGGGGCCATAAGCCCCTTGTAAATCGTTGTTTCTATTAGTCTGGAAGAACTCCTGCAAACTTAACAGCAACTTCATTGGTTGAACTAATTGTAGAAGGTAATGCTTGAAAACTAGTTTCTAAAGAAATTACATCTTCCACGCTATGTGCTGGAATTTCGAGGTGTGCCGTAGGGAAATTAAATTGGTATACGGGAACACTTGAAGAAGTGCTTACGCCGCCCAATTTAAATGTAATGTCAAAAGCATTTACAATCTTATTTCGTGCAGTCGCAGACGTTAAGTCGTTGAAGAAGTCTGTTGAAGTACCTGTATTAGTACCTGAATCAAGACCTAAGTAGCAACTAAAAGATCCACTTACTGAACGAGCGCCGGTAACGTGACCAATGGGAAGGTTTACAGTACCGAGAGTCTCTGGAGTAAGGAACGAAATATTATTTGAAATAGTAATATTTCCACCTGTTAATGTAAGTGTATAAACACCACTACCAGATCCAGGGAACGTAGTTGTATCGTCCGCAGTAACTGTAAGTTGCGTTAAACGATTACGAATGTAGTTGTTTGTAGAAGTAATAGCTTCAAACACAGTGCGAGTAGGCTTACTGTCCTGTGTAAGAGTTTTACCAAAGCCAGACCATGCAATTGTAGCAATACCATCTACATCAAAATCAACACTTGCTTCATTTACTACTGCTTCATTTAGTTTATATACAACAGGGTTCGTGCCTCCATCATCTAAAGAAAAGTAGATATTTGCGGTTCCGAGCGTTGCTTTATTTGAGCTATCAAAGTCAAGTTCCGACATACCCGTTCCTGCAGTAGTGTTCGGAGTAGCGGTAGAACTAAACGTTAATCCTGTAAGTGCTGTGGCTTGTGAGGCGCCTGGAGCAGTATAAGTTGCAGCACCCGCCATCAACGCCCAAAGAATTTCTTCTACTGCGTGATGCTTATCGGTGCCATCTTTTTCTGCGTTACCTGCAGCGCTCGAGCCTTCTGAAAGGAAAGGACGTGCATAAGTACTGAAAGACCACTCTACTGGTGCAAGAGAGTCGTTAAACACCCTTCGTCCACGCTTACTAGTTCCTGAAGTGTCTTCCATTTCGGATAGAGTTACTTCAGTTGAATTGTTTGCTTGCGAAAAACTAAATCCGTCGAGTACAGGAATTTCCCATACGTTAGACCCGATTTCCACGTACATCTTACTGTCTCTACTAAAATATAAAGTATCGACTGCCATAGTTTATCTCCTATGTAACTTGAAAAGACTTGGACGTGAACATCTGTTCGTGCCAGTATTTTCTAATAACGAACCTCTATCTCGATTTCACCGATGCCTAAAGGATCGAGTACACCTTCATCAGTAACTATGCTGATAATGGTAATTTGTTGAGTATTATACTCATTATTCATTGCATCATAGTACTTTAGTCTTGAATTGTCTTCAACAACTGTCTCTATGTCTTCCATTAATAAATTTAATGCTTCTGTAGCGTCTGTATCATCTGATACGTAGCAACGAATTGTAACATTTAAGTACCTATCTTTATAACCGCCCGCTTGATAGTCTCTTGTCTCTGAGCCTGCATTTAAATGAATTGCGGGAAAATCTTGTACTTCGTCCCAGAACTTTAACCGAGTTTCAACATTATTTGCAACATCAGTTAGAAATGCCCCAGAACCATCAATATCTTTTAACTTTAAGGCTAAAGCATTTAGTATATTAGAACGTCTCGAAGTGTAGTCTCTATTTGCCATTTATAATCTCCGAGTATATAGTCGACCTAATGTCATTGTTGCTGCAATCTCTCTTATAGACTTATCTATTAAAACACGAGGATCAAACTCTGGACTACCTTGTGCATACCCTGGTTCAAATGTTTGGTACGGCCCTTTTTGGTAAGTATACCCCACACTTGGAAAGCCTTGAGGAGTTACTGCAATATCTGTTATACGTACCGAAGAAGCAAGGCGGCCCGATTGATTTGTTAAAGCAGGATACCCCATATTATTAGCAACTGTAGCATTGATTCTAGCATTGAATATTCCTAGTAACTGTGCTAAATTAATTTCAGATCTTTTTGCCCTAGGGATTCTTTTAGTTCTAGAAGCTGCGGATACCGCTGCTTTTTTACTGCTACCTTTTGTACTTTTCTTCGCATAACTTGAATTTACTTTTTTACTGCGTTTTGCGCGCCCTGCAGGCTTTTTAACTTTAGTTTTTAATTTTGCCGATTTAGGCTTAGACAATTCTGATAAAATTGCGTATTCTATTCGATTTACAGCGTCGTCTTCAATAGAGTCTGATCCCGGCATACCTGCTATATTCTGGCTTGCAACGTATCGAGTTATAGCTTGCTCTAACTTAGGCATTAAGCGCTTAAAGTCATACGGCTCTGATCCAGCCCTATTAGACTTTTGAGCCACTACAGATATCTCTACAGAAAGATCTTCATTTAGCTTAACTTGTGATAGCTTGCTGCCGGACTTTGTTCCTGTTGTATTAAATGTTAATCTAATCTCTTTTAATATGTCTGAAATTTCTCTTGCTTCTTCAGAAGTAGAAAAGCCTGCAAAACTTTTAGTTTGATCTAAAAATTTCATTGCTGCAGATACTTGGGCCGCTCCTACTGTTGTAACTCCTTGGTGTGCTCTGTGTACAGTTGATTTTACTAAACCTACTTCTGAAGTTCTGGCTTCTTTTCTACTTTGAGCTTTTTGGAGCTCTCGTTTACCAGACTCTTTGAGTTTTTTATTAATTAAACGAATTCCTTCATTTTTTGCCATCGTATAAGGAGTTTTTAAATCTCTGTTTGCTCTATACCTTAATAATTTACCGGGAATATACTCAAGTTCGTGCCCTTGAGTTCTTGCTCTCTGTGCCCACTCGGCTACTTTATTAACACAAGCGCTTCCTATCTCTAGAAATTCTTTATTAGAGATGATTAAACGCTCTCCTTCGTCTCTATTAGACTGAATACTATTGTAGCCTTGTTTAAACCCTTCTGCAAAACCTTTGTCAGACATCGTTACTATAGTAGAAAATCTATCTAGAGCACCACGTTTATACTCCCGCTCCATAAAAACGCGCATATCTTTTAAGAACTTTTCTGTATCTTTAACCGCCATTAGAAGTTTTTATACATATCAAGTACTCGCTTAATATGATCTGGGAATGCAACGCTATCACGAAGACTTGTTGATCCTTGATTCTGAATGCTCGCTCCGCCAAGAGTTTTTCGTTCTTTATGCTCATCTTTCAAATAGTAAGTTATTAAATCAAGTACTGCAAGTTTTAAATCTGCAGGACAAGCAGAGTACCCTGCCGTGTACGTAATTTTTACAGACCCCGCTCCGCGAGGCCAGTTTTTGTAGGTAGATCCCGTTACATAGAGTATACTATCCGTCGAAGCGTCAAGATAATAGTCTGTAGTTGCCACGGTGCTAT